ATTTCAGAATATACAGGCGGTGGTTTAACGGATCGTATTAAGGTTCCAGTAGGAGGTCAAGGTAGTGTACTTCAATTAGGTTTTGAGGCTTACATTAATGGTGATCAATTATCAATTCAAAAGTTTGACGTTTATGTTAAACAAGGTAGAACTAACTAATGAGTAATTATACTAAGTCAACTAACTTTGCTGTGAAAGATGGACTCAGTGCAGGTACAGCAGCTAAACGAGTACGTGGTACAGAGATAGATGATGAGTACAATGCTATCGCAGTAGCTGTTGCTACGAAAGCTAATACAAACAACACAGCATTAACTGGTGTACCTACTGCCCCAACAGCAGCAGTTGCAATTAACACTACACAGTTAGCTACTACAGCTTACGTAACAACTAAAGTTAATACTGCTGCTAGTGTAATACTTGACGGAACCGCAACAACAAATAGTAAAATATATGTAGATACAGACGCTGCTACTGGTGGTAACAATGGAGATATTTGGTTTGAGTATTAAAACTAAAGTAAGCGGAGTCTGGAAATCCCCTTTAATTAAAGTTAAGGTATCAGGGAACTGGGTATTCGTTAAACAAGTGTGGACAAAAATATCAGGTACTTGGAAAAGGACATGGGTTTCTAATATAGGATTTTTGTATAATTATTCTTCCTCCCAAGATACGGACTTTTGGCTATGTAGGTTTGTAGGTAGTGGAAACCCTTCAACTAATGGTGTTCCTGAGTTTCAAGTAGGATTTACTCAAGATGGTGTACCTTCTACATCATCTAATTTATTTTTAGATGATGCTCGATTTTTGCAGCTAACAATATCTAAAGATAGAAGTCCTACTAATGTCAATTATCCTAATGGTTTAATATTAGTTGAACTTAGAGTTTCTTCAGCTCGTAAAGGTTCTTTTGATAATAATACACAGAACAACTATATACGAGACTTAGAGAATAGTGGACAGTTTGTAAAGTCTATTACTTTTGGTGGGATAACTTTAAGAAGAACAGATAACAGCGCATCAGGTAGTACATTCGCTCAAGCCGAAGACATACTTAATAGTGATTCAAGTCTTAGACAATTTTACTGGTCTTGGCGTGTAGCGGCACCTCACTGGGATCCTAAAATAGAACTTGGTACTACCGATGGTGTTACTAGTTCTGGATTTGCTCCACTCAGTGTTGAGTTAGGTTACAACTAAAACAAATTTAAAGTAAGGGATAAATAGAATGAGTTTATTTGGAATGATTGCCTCAACATTACTTGGGGGTGCTGGTGCTTATCAACAGCAACGTAAGTACGGGGAAGCCCAAGATAGAATGTCTGATGCGGCAGATAGGGCAGCAAGAGAAGGTAAATACAAACCATTTGGTGTAACCTCTGGTGCTGGTAGTGCTTCTTTTAAAGATGGTAATGCTAGTTACTCAATGGATCCTCGTTACCGAGCGCAACAAGAACAGATGTTTGGTCTAGGTACTGATGCTCTTAACAGGGCTGGCGGTAACTATGACGATATGGCATCTGATATGTACAATCGGCAGCGTAACCTAGGTGCTGATAGTAGAATGGCAGAGGCAACACAGCTAGGTAATCGTATGTTTGGTGCTGGTACTCAAGGGCTTAGGGTTGGTGGTGAGGCTCTAGGTGGTTCAGCAGATTCTGGTATGATGAGTCCAGATGGTTATGGTTTTGCTAGGGCTTATGAACAACAAGATGCTATGGATCGTAGCAATTCTTTTGAGCAGGCACAACGACAACGTGAGCGTGAGATTGCTATTGGTCAAGGTATGTTCAGTCAAGGTCAAGGCATGGATGCTAATGCTATGGCTATGATAGGGCTAGGTGGTGATCTAGGTTCACAGCAATCGGCAGCTAACAATGCAGCTATGAATAACTATCTTAGTGGACAGAGTTCAGCAGCAGGTTATACAAAAATGCGTGGAGATTCACAGGCTGGTGGACTAATGGGACTAGGTAATGGACTCAATAGTATGATGAGTGAATCACCACCCACAGTACCAACCTCTCAATACATGGCAACCCCAACAGGACAGAATAGAATGGCGAGTTACAATTCTATGGGCAGTGGTGGTATGTACCCTAATGGCAGAGGTGGTTCAGCATATTCTCAGTATGCAAATACTGCTCAAGGTCAAAATAGAATAGGAAGTTATAACTCTATGGGAGGAATATCTCCTTTAGGACAGTGGTCTGGCGGTGGAACTACAGCAGCCACTACTACTCCACAACAGAGATATTCTAATCAATTAGCATACCCTAATTTTTATAATCGTAGAGGCTAGGAGATAATTATGGCTAGTGATGTAATGAGTTTATTTGGTATGGATCCTAATGTGATCCAACAGAATCGTGTACAGAGTGGTGTTGATACTGCTGCTCGTATGAATCCAGAGTTTGCTATTGGTGCTGCTGGTGGACAGATGATGGGGTCTGGTCTTAGTTCTCTATTTGGAAGGGAGTCGCCTGAGATGGCACAGGCTTCTAGTGTACAGAGGGCTATGCAAGGGGCTGACATAACCACTGTTGCTGGTCTACGTGCTGCTGCCCAAGAGCAAATGATGGCAGGTAACTATCCACAGGCTATGGCATTACACGCACAGGCTAGGGACATGGAGGCTTTAGAGAACAAAGCACCTAGCGTATCAAATCAGAAGACCTACATAACACCTGATAATAAAGAATTAGTGGGCTATGTAGTGGATGGTGTACCTTCCTATCGTAAAGATGGATCATGGATTCCTCTACCTGATGGGTCTACGATAAAAGATACCAGTGAGATTAGACCTTTTAATATAACTGGAACTAATATTGATGAGGCTCTTGTCGAACTTAAAAGGCAAAAGATTAAGTTGAGTGATACTGATAAAAACTCTGCTGCTAGGTGGATTGCTAATCGTAGCGAAGCATTACAACGTGATAATAAAATGCGGCCTAATGATGCACTGCAAGAGGCGACACTTGAGGCAAAGACTAATTATATAAAAGATGGTGGATGGTTTGGGTTTGCTGATGATGATTGGAATCCTCCCGCTGCTACTCAACCTGCTGCTGGTGCTGTTCCTGCTGGGTATGAAGTTATTACTTATAATGGTAAGCAATATGCTAGGCATAAAACAGATAAGACTAAGCCAATAATTTCACTGTAAGGAGAATATATATATGGCGACTCCTACATGGGATGAACTATCACAAAATACTACAGCCTCTGTTGCTCCTACATGGGATGAGCTATCACAAAATATGCCACCACCTGTAGAGCAAGAGCAAGAGACATCTTTTGGTAAAGGATTTGTTGAAGGAGAGGGATGGTCACAACAGGCAGGTGATCTTTTAGGTGCTGTTACTGGCATTCGACCTGAGCTTACCTATCGTGATGAGGATGGTTATGGTCTAGGTTATAAATCAACAGAAGAAATATATGGTGAAGGATTTGCTGATGCTTCTTTTGATGAAAGACGTAAGATGATAACAGATGAAAGGGCAGCACGTATACAAGCAGAGTATGGTAATGTTGAAGGTAGTACGTTTGGTAATATTGTAGGTATGTTAGCAGATCCTACTACTGCTCTACCTGTAGGTGCTACCTATAAAGGCATGGCTGCTATTGGTGGTGCTATAGGAGGCACTTACTCAGCTACAGATCAAATGCTTAACAAGGGTTCTGTTGACCCACTAGAGGCAGGACTACATGCTGTAGGTGGTGCTGTACTAGCCCCTGTTGGTGGGTATGTGTTCAATAAAGTAGGAGGAAAGATAACTGAAAAGATTGCTGTAAAGAGTGCAAACAAAGTAATAGATGATATGGATACTTATGTTCGCCATCATATCTCTATCGGTGCTAAAGAAGACGAGGCTTATAAAATTGCTCTTGAACGTACAGGACTTACTGATGATGATGTTCTTAAGGCAGCACAAATGTCTGGTAGAAAAGTACGTATACCTAAAGAAGGGTCAGTAGAAGATGTTGTATTAAAAGAAACAGGGAATAAGGTCAAGGCTGTAAGTAATTTGTTTGAAGGTATCTCTTCTCGTATAAAAGAACACTCCCCTAAAATTTTTCAAGTTCTTAGAAAGTTTGAAGAGAAGCAAGCTATAGAGGTATCTACAAGAAAGAAAGAATACATTGAACCTTTTATAAAATCATTACAAGGGTATAGTAAGAAAGAGTTAGAGCCTATACATAATCACTTAATGAATAGGAAGTTTAAAGCTGCTAGTGAGCTAATGACTAAAGGTGGTCAGGCTGAGTTAAAAAAACTTAGTAAGATGATGGCTGCTGATGGTCTAAAGTTTAAGAAAATAGTGGGAAGTACCTATAAGCCTCTCATTAATTACTTCCCTCGTAAGGTAAAAGATTTAGATGGGCTACGTGCTGCTTTAGGAAGAAAGAGTACAACAGCAGCATCAAGTTTACAGAAACACATTGATGATGCAATTGAGAAAGAAGGTGTTAAGACTGTGCAGGAACTTTCTCAAAGAGGTATGAGCAATGCTGTATCAAAGTCAGTTAACATAGCTTACTATCCTAAAGCTGTAGGTGGTGCTAAGGCTAAACGTACTGTTGATAAAGTTCCACCAGAGTTAATGAAATACTATGAGGATCCAGCTACTTCTCTACTATCGTATGTTGAGTCTTCAACTAGGGCTTTTGGTAAGACTGAACTATTAGGTAAAGGTCTTATACAGAAGAAAGGTGATGATGCTGCTGAGTTGTATAAAGTTATTGGTGAGGAAAGAAAGCGAGGAAGGATTAGCAGTTCACAGGTGGATGATATTAAAGAGTTAGTTCGGTCTAGGTTTACTACTGGTGAACAGGCTATGGGGTCTACTCTAGCTGCTATTAAAGACATAGGTTACATGGCTACACTAGGACAGCTAAGATCAGCAGCTACTCAGATAAAAGACTTAGGTACATCAGCTTACCTCCACGGGGTAATGCCTACTATCAAAGGGGCTTTGTCTGTAAGGAGTAACATACTTGAAAAGACAGGTCTTGCAGATACTGTGTCAGCAGAAATGGCAACCAGCCAAGGCACTGCTAAGTTACTTAACTCAGTGCTTAAGCTGAGTATGTTTCGTGCTGTTGATAGGTTTGGTAAGCGTACACTACTTGAAGCCTCTAGGATTAAAGGGACTAAGTTAGCCTCCTCTCCTAAAGGGGTTGCTATTCTTAGAAAGAAGTATGGTGAAGCATATGGAAATGACTTTGATAATTTAGTTACAAGTTTAAAGAATGGTACTGATGATGAGTTAACTAGCTTATACAGGTTCCATGAACTATCCGATACACAGCCTGTATCTCTTCTTGAAATGCCTAAGATGTATTTAGATATGCCTAATGGTAGAATATTCTTTGCACTAAAATCATTTGCTCTTAAGCAGTTAACTCTTTTACATAACGATGTAATTAAAAGAGGTAAGGCTGGTGACAAGAAGGGTGCTGCTCTCGCTTTAACTAAGTACGCTGCTATGATAGGTGTTGCTGGTGGCACAGTCGATGAAGCTAAGGAGGTTATGGCTGGTGGATCATTTGATATTGAGGAGATTCCTGAGAAGGTCAAAGACAACCTACTATCAATGATGTTCTTAAGTAAGTTTGCTATTGGTGATATTTCTAAAGGAGATTTTAGTTCTGTTGTAGGTGATTTAGTAACTCCCTCAGTAGCACCTTTACAGGCTGCTATTCAAGACACTGCTAGATATTATAATGGTGTACCAATAGGGGAGAGTGAGCAACCTGTTAACTTAATCAAAACATTCCCAGTTATAGGCAGGATTATTTATGATTTGGCTTTAGGTGGTAAGGAGAAGGATGAGGAAAGGAAGCAAAGCGATTACATGGAAAGTCTAAGGGAGTAATAAATAAGGGGGCTTGATTGCCCCCTATAAAGTTTCCTAGGAAACTATTCTTTCTTAAGGTTCTTAAGTTTAGGTTTCTCTTTAAGAGGAGGTAGATCCTTAACACTTCTCATGATAGTAGCCAATGCAGCTTCAGTTACCTGTACTGTCCTACCACTAGTGAGTGATATGTTCCTAGCTTCCTCATCAATAAATACTACTTGGTTAATATTCAACCAATGTTGATTTAGCTTTACCCACATTTTCCCTCCAACTCAAACTCTATCAGCATATCAATACAGTGCTTGGCCTTAGCTAGGTCTTGCAGTGGCGTACCCTTATCCTGATAACGAGTCACATACTTGATTGTTGTATGCTGCAAAGCATTCAACTCATTAGCCATAGAATACTGCATAGGCTGTATAGCTAGGTTAGTGTAGTGATCACCTCCAACTTGAGTTTCACTTGCTAACTTACGCATATCAAACAAAGGTTCTATCTTTGTAAAATCTCTTTCTTCAATCATAGTCTTCCTCCCATTCATCATATAAAGTTTTCTGCCAGTTAGACTCATACACCTGAGACTCTATCCTAACAAAGTTTCTTTTGATAACATCTTCAAACCTATTGACTATATCTTCAGCTTCTAATTGCAGTACATCAACAAGGATAACCTCATCCAACTGCTTCAAGCGACCTTTCAACTCTTCCAAAGTTAGAGCCATAAGTCCTCCGTAGATACGCCATTGATACAGGCAACTCATCAAAGCTACCATCCTGTACATCATTGAACACCCATAGACCAGACCATGATCCGTTAGTCTGAGGGTTAAGGTATGCCTCGTCATGTTTATAGTAGAT